GCGGTACCAGCGAGACATAGGCGTGCGCAACGACTTCTCCTGCTCGCTCGCTATGCTCTTGTCGTAGTCCTGCTGCTCGCCCTCACCGCTCGAACCCAGACCACCGGGCGACTCACCGAATAGCTTGGTCCTCGGTGTCTGGGAGGCGGCGGCACACCCCGCCTCGAACTTGTCGATGATGCCGGCCAGCCCCGAGAAGTTGTTGCCCTTCTTCTCGTAGCGGTCCTTGGCGTCCATGATCAGCATGCGGTTCATGCTCTTAATCGTCTGGGCCATACCAAACCGCTTCGAGATCTTCTCGTCGGCTTTGGGGGATGCGAGCGTAGCGGCCAGGCCATCCACCAGCATGACGTCGATGTTGGCCTCGAAGAACATCGTCGCAAGCCCCGCCATGGAAGCCGCGTAGTCCTTCACGGCTTCAAGTGCTACTTGAAGAACCGAGTCGTGCCACATGCCGTTGGCCAGCCACGGTTGATAGTCGAGCCGGTGCCCGTCGAGGAAGATCATGCGCGAACGATGTACTCGCGTCGGCGACTCCACACCACCGATCGAGTAGTACCGAGGCTTGCGGAAATCCGGTCCGTAGTCCTCGAAGCTTTGCTGGAGATCTTGCGCGCCCAGGTACCAGCGATCGAAGAACTCAACCCCGCGAAGACAGCCCTTCGGAAGCTTGTCTATGTCGATCGGCTGTGACAAGTCGTCATCGCCGTTGAACAGCATGATGCCCGCCGCCCCTCCGTACTGCCGCGCCCACACAACCCCGTCGCTAAACTTCGTCTTGAAGTCAAACGCCTCGTCGGCCTCGTCGATTGCTTGCTGCCTGCTGGTGTCTTCCTTCTTTCCGTCCCACTGGATGTCAACCCACGCACGGGTCATGTCGTCCGCGCGCACCCCGACGATGTTTCGAGCAAGCCAATTTGACCTGCACATGGCCGACGCCCGCGCACGGTCAAGCTGCACGACCAGACCCCAATCGTTGAAGCTGCGCTTGTCGCGCTCGGTGCCCAGCCCCGCAACGGCGTTCTGAAGGCCGTCCATGCCGTACGCTTGCAGGAGCCCCGGGAAACCGCTCGCACCGTCCTGCCCATAGAACGCGCGCAAGGTCTTCTCGTACGGCGCCAGCTCATTCCTGATCGCAGTCAACTCATCCCGCACCTGTGCGAGCTGCCTATCCCTCTTGCCCTGCCTGTTGAAAAGAAAGTCGAACATGGCGCCTCACAGGTCGAACATGGATGGGGAATGGGTGATCATGGACTCGTGGGCATAGCGTACAGCATCCCAGCCGTGATCGTAACCAGGAGATAGTTTTCGCTGGACTTTCCCCGATAAGCGGTCCGTCACGTAGGACCACAGTCGGGCCTCCTCTAGCATGCGGGTACACGATGGGTGGATGTAGATGTGCTCGAACCCGCGAAGGTAGGTAACCCCATCCTCGGCGCAGTTTGGCCACTTCTCGCACGCCTCGATCATGAACCCCTGATTTTTCATGTGCGAAATCGTCTCTGGCCGCGCGCTGTCCGCCCGAATGATGTACTTGCGGACGTCGGTCACCTGGTCGAAAAGCTCCGGTAGGTCGAGCGTCTCGCACCCAAGGGCGAAAGCCTCCTCTGCGATGTACAAGTCGCGGCGCAGTGGCAAGAACCCCTCGTCACCGCTGCTGTTCACATAGGTTTTGCCCATATCCTGCGGGTTGAGGACTTCGACGTAGGACTTCACCAAAGCCGTCGGATCTTGTGAGAAGCCCCAGTCGGCGCCAATGTGTGGGCCGCTTGTGAAGGCCCTCGACAGGTCGAACTCTTTCGAGAACCACTTACCGTTGAGAACCTGGGCGTCGTTCTTGAACCACGTCTTGCCTCCCCAGATGTGTTCGTACCGCTCGGTATCATGCTCCCGCATGTACTCGGCCTGGTCACGCAGCACCTTGGGAAGCCAGGGGTTGTCTTGCCACCCAACCTGAAACGCCACCGCGCCACGCAAGCGCTTTCCGACGATCGCGAACATCTGGTACAGCGGGTCGGTCTCGTTGATTGGGTTGAACGACACCCAGATCTCCGACCCCGGCTTGCGGATGGTTGGGTCGAGGACATCCCACGACTCTTGGGATGTGGTCTCGCCCTCCTCAATCCAACAGATGTCGATGGCCTCCATCGACTTGAGCGAGGCCACGTTGTGGTGGAGCCCCGCAAACACGAACTGCGATCCTGTCCACCGATTGACGATCTCGGTGTCGCGGATGATGAACTCATCCTCCAGCCCCATGCGCTCAATCTGGCTCTTCAAGAGGAAGTGGACCGACTCACGGATCGACTTCTGATACTCGCGCGCGCAGAGAATGCGCTTCTTTCCTCGGCAAGCCAGGATGATGAGTGCCCGTGCGATGGTCCACGACTTCACAGAGCCGCGGCCCCCGTACACCACGCGATAGCGCGGGCCGGGCACGAAGAACTTGACCATCTTCTTCGGGATCTCGAAGAGCACCGAAGTGTCCCTCGGTGGGCCTAGGTCTTCCTCCCTAAGCATCGAAGATCGTGCGCCCCTCTTGTGCGTCTTGCTCCGCCTGCTCTTCGCTGAAGTTGGCCGACGCCGCAGGCTCGGGATCTTGTGTCGCCGTGGTCTTGTCCACCACCACGACCTTGATTTCCTGCAACCGACGCCCGCCGATCGGCTGCCCCTTGCTCGTGATGTCCGTCTCGCTCTTGCTCGCCCAACGGTCTTTCATCCCCTGGCGATGCGTGAGGATCCACTTAGCCGCCTCGATGGCCCCAATGCCCGGCTGGCTGGCGAACCTGTGGATCTTGGTCACAAGGGACACCTCGACCATGGCCGAGAACACATCGAAGATCCGCTGGAACACGCGGTAGGGCGACCCCTCCGGTTCGTTCGGATCCTGCCCGCGCTTCTGCCAGTACAGAACCCCGGGCAGATTCAACCCTACCGCACAGGCCGCTTGCTCAAGGCCATTGCCCGCGCGCACGAGCACGAGAAGGCGCCAGACGCGCTCGAAGGTGAAGCCGTGTTTCCGCCGGCCTTCGTCCGCCTCATTCCCAGCCTTCTGTTTCTTGGGTGGGCGGTACATGCGGAAAGCCAAGCGCAGCTCGTGCTCTGCTGTGGGCATGTCCCCGTAATCGATGAACGGCTCGCCGTCCGAGCCCTTGCCCAGCTTCGGTACTTTGGTGTTGCTTTTCTTCGGCATTCCAGATGAGCCCCGATCTGCTCTACACTAGCACCGTTCGACACGTGTCCGTAACAGTCAACAGGAGATCACATCATGGCCAAGGTAACCGCAAAGGGCAGTAAGGCGAAAGGCTTCACCGGGAAAGACCCGACGCGCTTCAAGCGCCCGTCCCCGCCCAAGGGTACGAAGTTCGGCAAGGGCCTCAAGGCCCGCAATGGAGGCGGCGGGCCGATGTCGAGTGCCCCTCGCAGCGCCACCGCTTCGGCAGGCAGTTCGCACTAGGCCCCGCACATGGCAAGCAAACTCGCGCTTGCCCACGAAAGAGCCGCCCGGGTGTCAACCCTCTCGGGCGGCTCTCTTCTTTTGGGCCTGTCGGGGAAAGACTCGTTCGTATCCCTCGACATCGCGGCGGGGCACTTCTCCCGCATCGTCTGCTTTCACCTCTACACCGTGCGCGGCATGCGTTGCCTTGAAGCCCCCTTGGAAGTGGTGTGCAAGCGCTACGGCGCCGAGCTGATCTTCGTGCCTCACTGGGACCTGGCTCGCCTCATGAAGAACGCGGTGCTGCGTCCACACAGCATGCGTGCGTCGGGGCTACGCACGATGAAGAAGGCCGACAGCGAACACCTCGCGCGCAAGCGGTCGGGCATCGAATGGATCGCCTACGGGGAACGCCTCTCGGACTGCTACGCACGCCGCCTGTTCTGGCGAAAGCTGGACGGCATCTACGCGCAAGGCAAGCGCTGCACACTGATCCCCGACTGGCTAGACGCGGACGTGGCCGGCTACATGACGGCAAAAAAGCTGCCCAGCCCATGCACATTCAACGACATCCAAGGCCGTAGCTCCGGGTTCGACCTTTCCGCACCCGTGCTGGCCTGGCTCAGGCAACACCACCCAACGGACTTCGAGACCGTTCTGAAAACCTTCCCAGCCGCAGGAGTGCAGATCTATGAACCCAAAGAAGACTGAAGCCGTCACCAAGTACGAGCAATGGACCCCGCTCGTCATCCAGCGAAGCGAGATCAAGAACCTGAAGCGCAACCCGCGCACCATATCGGCCAACGCCAAGCGCCGCCTGAAAAAGATCATCGAGTCTGACGGCCTTCTCGGCCCGGTGAACTACAACCCCAAGACGGGCAACGTGTACGGTGGCAACCAACGCCTTGCCATCCTCGATGCACTGGAAGGGAACGACACGTACTTCCTCACGGTGGCGGCAGCGAAGAAGCTGAGCCCCGCACGCGAACGCAAGGCCGTTACCTACCTCAACAGCCAAGAGGTGCAAGGCGATTGGGACCTGCCGATTCTTGCCGAATGGCTGCGCGACGGCGGCGCAGATCTCGACCCCGAGGACTTCGGGTTCTCTCAAGTATCACTTGAGGTGTTGCTGGGCGAGGAAGGCAAGGGGTTGTTCGGCCAGCACAGTGACGAGGCAGAAGCCGCACTCGACGACCTGGAGGCGATGAGCGAAGCGAGCCCCGAGGACGAAGCGAAAGAGAAGAACGCGGCCCTCGATCGTCGGCAGAAGATGCGCGAGAAGGGCAAGCAGGACAACGAAGCGGGAGACACCGAGCGCGTGGCCTACGTCGTGTTCAAGTCACGCAAAGAGCGCGAAGAGTGGATGGAGAGGCACGGCGAGAACCGCAACGCGCGCTACATCTCCGCGAAGAACGTCCCCTGAAAAGTGAAACCCGCGATCGCTCTGGGAGGCAACGATCGCGGGTTTCGTGGTTCCTCTGACTGACTTGGAGGGCAGACCGAAGCACCGAGTTCCAGGCTACGTGCCGCTCGTGCCGGTGTCAACCTGGCTTCACAGTTGCAGCACGCAACATCTAGCCGAAAGCGCGCCGCCCTAGTTCCATCTCCGCCGCCGTGCGAATCCAATCGGGGAATGACTGCCTGGTCACCGCGCGCGAGTACCACTGCCGAAGCTTCACCAACCTGTGCAATTCGTGCGCTTGGTAGACCAGACGAACCACCACGGGCTTCCCGAGCTTGTGGTTGATGGGGGGACGGCCTGTTCGCATGCCTGTAACGTACTGCGCAAATAGGTAAAAGTCAACGCCCCGGCGGAGGGTCAAAGGCCGTTTTCCTCTCCACGTTCTTGGATTTTTTCAAGCGAAAAGAGCAATTACAACCTTACGACTTTTTCGCCAGGTCCTTATATAGATCACTCAATTATTTCTATTATCTATTATTATATTCTTCTCTCACACATAGTAAGAGAGTAGGTTGTAATTCCGTAATTGGATCTGCTCTGAGGGCTTGTTTTTCAGGGCTTTTCGCAATTACAACCTAGCTGTAATCGAGTCGTAACGTCGTAATTGACTGAAAGGGGCTTGCATTGTGCCAACCATCCAAATTTCCCTGGATTACGAGACATTTTTCCAGTTCGAGACACTTCGCCGCGCGGAGCCCTCTTCCCCGGGTGTCTCCGCCTTCTACGGGTCCGCGCTGAAGGCCCATTTTGCCAAACCCAAAAAAGCGCCTCCCGCGCCCCCGCGCCCGACCAAACCTGTAATTAAGGGCCTGCCCAAGTGGGAGCGGGATCAGGTTTTGGAGGCGTATCAGCGGCGTCTCGATGCCTGGGAGGCCGAGCACTTGACGGCTACCCGCCCCTAGGTCTACCGTCATCCCTGCCAGCCGATGACACCTATGCCCCTCCACGACCCACGAAAGAGATCCGCGCTCCCTGCAATGCGAGGGGCTCGGCTGGCACCAGGCATGCCTTGCACGGCGGCTGTGCGGATCTCTTTGGTGGGTCGTGGTGGTAGTGAGGTGCACGAGTGACACGCAAGGAAGCGCAAGCAGCAATGGCCGCCGATCTTGAACGGTCGGGCCTCACCGCAAAGCACGTATGTGCCAGGCTCGCTGATTCCAAAGAGCTGTCCAAGTTGTTCCCCAAGGCTGGCGTCGAGTGGGCCTATGAGATCCCGTACCCCAAGCGCATGCGTGTCGGGTGCCCGCCCGTGAGCCGCTATCGCGTCCTCTCATGGAAGCCCCTTCAATTCGGCGCCGAGCGGGAGAGCCCACCCAAGTACCTACAGCCTCCCTCCACCAACGCGGGAGCTTACTTCCCGGCCTGCTATGACTGGGCGCCCTGCCTTGAGAACAACGGCGAGATCATTCTAGTAGAGGGGGAGAAGAAAGCAGCCGCGGGGTGTGTTGCAGGATTCAACGTCATCGGGCTTGGCGGCGTGTGGTCGTGGAAGAGCAAGCGGCAAGGGGTGTCGC